ACTTAATGTCCGGAGACTTCAACAAAGGAATTCCCCTAGGCAAGGTCACAGTGCTTGCCGGTGAGTCTGGTGCGGGTAAATCATACATAGCATCAGGCAACATCATTAAGAACGCACAAGAGCAAGGCATCTTTGTGATACTGATCGACTCTGAGAACGCACTTGACGAAACTTGGTTACAGGCACTAGGTGTTGACACATCAGAAGAGAAACTTTTGAAATTGAGTCTGTCAATGATTGATGATGTAGCAAAAACAGTATCAGAGTTTATGAAAGCATACAAGGACGAACATGCTGACAACAAAGAAGGTGCACCAAAAGTGTTATTCGTGATAGACAGTTTGGGTATGCTACTAACACCAACTGATGTTGACCAATTCGAAAAAGGTGAGATGAAAGGTGACCTGGGTAGGAAACCTAAGGCCTTGACGGCGCTTGTGAGAAACTGTGTCAACATGTTCGGAAGTTGGAATGTTGGACTAATAGCAACCAATCACACATACGCATCACAGGATATGTTTGATCCAGATGACAAGATATCAGGCGGACAAGGTTTCATATACGCAAGTTCGATTGTTATCGCGATGAAGAAGTTAAAACTGAAAGAAGACGAGAAAGGCAACAAGATATCCGAAGTGAGAGGTATCAGGGCCGCTTGTAAAGTAATGAAGACAAGATACGCCAAACCGTTCGAGGGCGTACAAGTTAAGATCCCTTATGACACAGGGATGGATCCTTACAGTGGGTTGGTAGACCTGTTCGAGAAGAAGGGTGTGCTGACGCAACAAGGAAATAGATTGAAATATATTGATTCCAAAGGAAAAGAACACTTAGACTTTAGAAAAGCATGGACAGGTGATAAATTAGATATGCTTATGGCAGATTTTTCAGAAACTGTTACACAAGAGCCAGAAACAACAGAGGAAGTAATAGAGGAATGATAGACTTTACACACGAAGACATTGAAAGATTATGGGATTCCGTGGTGCATTATGTTCCGGAAAGACAGAAACTGGACATGGCCATTGATTTCATCAAGAGCCTAGAGGACATTGGTGTTGAACACGATGAGATTAAAGCGTCTGCCGAATACGATCCAAAACTAGAAGAAGCCATCAACACTGTGTTCGAGGACGACGAGGAGTCAGACGGATACGGCGAAGATGATTAATTGGTACAACGAAGTCAGCAGAAATCTAAGCAAGATACCAGACTGCATAGCATATTTTGACAAGGAACTTATAGAAGCAAAGAAGCAGTGCAAGATATACGGAAATCTTGAAAAGGCGAGTGCGGCATTGCCAGGCATAGTAGAAGAAAGGTTTGGACAATTACAACAACTAGAAGCGATACTAGAATACCTTAACATCGAACTGAGAAGATTGAAATCAAAAACTTTCAGGAAATATCTAGAGAATTACAACAGGGCTCTGTCAAGCAGAGATGCAATGACGTATGTGGAAGGCGAGGACGATGTGGTAGACATGGACAAGATCATAAACGACTTCGCACTGATAAGAAATCAATGGTTAGGCATAACCAAAGGGTTGGACCAGAAGCAATGGCAGATCACGAACATTGTGAAACTGAGGGTTGCGGGTATGGAAGATGCAGACATCAAATAGGATTATACTCACAGACGTTGACGGAGTGTTACTGGAATGGGAACACCATTTCACCAAATGGATGTTGCAAAGGACACTGTTTGATGAGCGAGGTGCAAGGTACCACCCCCACAGATTGTTGCCAAACAAGGAGAACACATACGAGATGGCAGAAAGGTTTGGTGTAACTAAAAACGAAATAAGAAAAGAAATAAGAGAATTCAATCGTAGTGCCTGGATGGGTACACAGCGTCCAATGATGGAATCACAAACATGGGTAAAACTACTTGCCGCTGAAGGTTGGACGTTCATACCTATCACATCACAGACATCAGACATACCAGCACAACAACTGCGTAAGAGAAGATTGGGAGAACTGTTTGGAGACCATGTGTTTACAAATTACCATATACTTGGCACAGGAGCGGACAAAGACAGTGCATTATCCGAGTTCCACAACACCGGACTATATTGGGTCGAGGACAAGCCAAAGAACGCTGTAGCCGGGCTCAAATACGGTTTAAAGCCTATATTAATCGACCATCCATACAATCAAGACTTTGATCATCCTGATGTAATACGTGTAAGTAATTGGCAAGACATACACAAATTACTATCAGGAAGAAAATGAAAGTTTACGTAGGCCACGACAGCAGAGAAGACATAGCGTACCAAGTCTGTGAACACAGCATCAAACGTAGAGATCCGTCAGCAGAAGTAATACCCCTAAAGCAAAAACAAATGCGAGACCAAGGTTTGTACACACGTCCAGTGGACAAACTAGCATCTACAGAGTTCACGTTCACAAGATTTTTCGTGCCCTATCTAAATGACTTCAAGGGTTGGGCAGTATTCTGTGATTGTGATTTCCTATGGAAGATTCCATCTCATGAACTTGTAAAATACTGTGACAACAGCAAAGCAGTTGTCTGTGTACAACATGACTATACTCCAAAAGAAACAACAAAGATGGACGGTCAAGTGCAAACAGTTTACCCAAGAAAGAATTGGAGTAGCATGGTGTTATGGAACTGCGAACATCCTAAGAACAAAATACTTACACCAGATTTATTAAACTCAGAGTCAGCCAAATTCCTTCACAGATTTAGTTGGTTAGATGATAATGAGATAGGTGAGATGCCTGCGGATTATAATTGGCTAGTAGGTTGGTACAAAGAACCAACAGACGGCAAGCCAAAGATATTGCATTACACCGAAGGTGGACCGTGGTTCGATGGATACAGAGATTGTGAGTATGGTGATGATTGGAAGAAAGAACTGATCAACTTATTCAGCTCATAATGAACTGGGAAAAATTAAAACCAACTCATTACTTTGAAGATCCAGTAAAACACATTTACACGCTGAATGTTTTTGATACTAAGGAATACGATAAATTATACGAAAATCAAAACAACCTTAATCACCAAACATGGCAGGATTTCGATTCCAAATATAGAACTGGTTTTGAATTCCTAGAGAATTTTTCTGATATTAATTTCAATAAAGAAATAATGTGCCTATGGTTTTTCAAGGAACGTTCTGATAACACCAAATCATTTGTGCATATAAATGGTAAAGAACTCGCATACCTACCAAACACATTCCTGATAACTGAATCAAAGGACATAAAGCATGTCCAGAACAAAAGAAAATACGTACGCCATCCGTTGGTGCAAATAGATATGACAAAGAATCAGTGGCAAAAACTGATTGAAAAATTCAGATAACTACTGTTTACAAATGAAAAAGAATCACAAAGAACGTATGTTAGAATGGATTGATAGATTGGGTTTGGTGGTGGTGCAATCTGAAATCAAGCCTTATGGTCCTGGCACGAGAAGATACATGGTTGGTAAGCACGTGGAAGAGCCAAAGCACAATGCTTGGAAGATGCCAAGTGGTAAATGGGCATCAACTCCAGGAGTCCAAGAATGGCTCACTCCTAAACCTTTGAATGGCCCTGATTTAGAGGCATGGCTGACTGAATACGAAAAAAATTTATAATGGACGAGCAACATTTAAGAAACTGGCGAGAGACATACGCAATGGCAAAACCTTACATCACTCAAGGAACTATCGGAATCGATGTTGGTTGTAGGGAAGGTGGATTTTCAGCACAGATGGAACAGGATTTCAAACACATATTTGCATTTGATTTTAGGAACAAATTAAAAGAATTCAAAAAGAATGTAAAAGACATTTCAAAATTCACCTATACTGTTTGTGGTATTGGTGAACAAAATGGGTATTCATTTACAACAAGTAACAAAGTTGGCAGAATAAAGGACAGTGGAAATGTCAAGGTTCCTATCAAAACTATTGATAGTTTCCAATATCAAAATGTTGGTTTCATAAAATACGACATTGAAGGTTATGAACTGAGAGCAATCAAAGGAAGCGAACAAACTATAAAAAAATATTTTCCTGTGATAATTGTTGAACAAAATAAAGGCAACAAAGACGCTGTGGAATTATTACAAAGTTGGGGATATAAATTGAAAGGCATAGATGACATGTTTAAGAGTGATTATCTAATGGTTAAACAATAATGTATCAAGAAATTCCACTGCCAACTTCAATAGCATTTGAACCGATCAATTTGTGTAACGCAAAATGTTACTGTTGCCCTTACACAACATTGAGTGAAGACAAAACATATCATGGCAAACAAATGACACAGGAGCAGTTGGGAACACTGTTACACGACTACGGTTCGCTTATAAAAAAACACAGGGTCAAAGATTACACTTGTGCAATAAGTCCATGGAGATACAGCGATCCATTGGTGCAACCGAATCTTGAATACATCATGGAACTATGTGACTATTACAAAATAAAGATTGGACTTTGCACCAACGGTGTATCGTTCACGAAAAAACAGTGTGAGATCCTTAACAAATACATTCACCTGTTAGGCAATATTCACATGAGTGTTATTGGTCACACAGCAGAAGAACTGTGGGACTTTATGAAAATTAAAAAAGACAAAACACTTAATAGTTTGAGATTCGTTAAAGAAAATTATCCAGAACTTTCAAAAAGAATCAGGATTGGAATAAAACATAAAAAACAATCAGCGACTGCAAGTAGTGAAACACTTGCTGAGTACCAAAGTGTGATACTTGGCAAAGTGAAGTCAAAGACCAACTGGGTTGAGAACAGGATGGGTGACGGTGACGGAGACTGGACAACACCGTACGATGCAGTAATAGATAAGAACAACTACATGCAAGGTTGTGCAATGGGCGGTGGACGTGTGCTTAGGCAAATGGAAATCTTAGTGGACGGACAAGCAGTTTTGTGTTGCGATGACGCAGAAGGTAAAACAAACTATGGAAATGTTTTTGAACTAGGTATTGAGAAGGTTTGGCAGAACTTACAAAAGGAACACTCAATCATATACGATAAAGAATATTCAGATAGCAAAAAGAATCTAATATGTAACACATGTTCGAGGGGGAAATTTAAAGGTCATTGGACACAACCAATGGAATCAAAATTGCTTTCACGTCAACGTGGTGTGATTGGAAGGATAGGAAGTATGCAATGATTGGACAGTATTTCCTAAATAATTGTCTCACCAGTGAAATAATAAGTTCTCCATGGTCTCATCAGATTATCAATGACACACTGCCAAAAGAAGAGTTTGACCAGTTGCGTAAGGAGTGCGAAAGTTTAGATGTGCCAAAAGACAAACTTGTTGCACTGTACCCAAAAGATTTTGAAAACTACAACATCTCGTTCTACAAGCAGATAGAAGACATAAGCAGAAATATTTTCACAAACGCACAAGCACTTTGTGAAAAATATCCTGCACATCGTTGGTTCAACAACTTGGCTGTCAATGCTCACATATCAATCACACCACCGTTGCCATATAAGTTTCATATACATCAAGAAGGCCTCGAGAAAATATGGAGCAGTGTGACGTACGTTACACCTGAAAAGAATGTAGGCACCAAGATGTATACTGAAAACAATCCAAACAGTTTTGTGAAAGAAGCAAAATGGAAACCTAACACTACTTTTATATTCTGCGGACAGCAAAGCAAGACTTGGCACAGTTATGAAAGTGACCAAACCGAACAGAGGATAACTTTAAACTTCTTTCTTATGAAAGAAAACAAGCACTGTTTTTATAAAGGTTAATTTATTTTTTCTCTTAATGCAAGGACGTCTGCTTCAAGGCATCTCTGCCTTACTTTAGTCCAAACAAAATTATCTCGAGCATTGATGTTTAAGTTTTTACGTATTTGTTTACCAGCATTGTCATCAATTATTTTTTTCGCTTTAAATGTGACTGTTGGCAGATAAAGACATCTGTTTAATTTACGTGCGACTTTCTGTGTATATGTGTCAACGTGCCAGTGCCAAAAGAACGGTGGTGCAAGGTATCCTAAAGTATTGGTCCAATTCTTATGCACAGCAAAATGAGCCGCTGGTAATGGTTCGTCTGGCCAAAGCGTTG